AAAGCTTCTATTAGTATTGGTAAATGGAACGCGCAATGGATGCAAAATCCAACTGCAGAAGAAGGTTCACTAATTAAACGTGAGTGGTGGAAGGTTTGGGAAAAAGATCACATGCCACAATTAGAACATGTTATACAATCTTACGATACTGCCTTTCTTAAAAAAGAATCAGCCGATTATTCTGCTATTACAACATGGGGTGTTTTTAGACCAAGCGAGGACAGCGGACCGAATTTAATATTGTTAGATGCTGTTAAAGAAAGATTAGAATTTCCAGAGTTACGTAAAAAAGCATTAGAACAATATAAATATTGGAACCCTGAAACAGTTATCATTGAGTCTAAAGCATCTGGATTACCTTTAACATATGAGTTGCGAAAAATGGGGATACCTGTTATAAATTTCACTCCTAGCAAAGGTAACGATAAACATGCTAGAGTTAACGCTGTTTCGCCGCTGTTTGAAAGTGGCCAAATTTGGGCGCCGGATTTTAAATTCGCAGAAGAGGTGATTGAAGAGTGTGCATCATTTCCTTATGGAGATCATGATGATTTGGTGGATAGTACAACACAGGCGGTAATGCGATTTAGACAGGGAGGATTTATTATGCACCCAGAAGACGAAAAAGAAGATTTCATTCCGACACCAGTAAGAGAATATTATTAATGAGCCCACAAAATTTAACAAACGTATATAATCAAAACCCGACTTTACAAAGTCAATATACTTTACAACAATATTTAGATTTGTTTGGTGGAGGTTCTACACCTACAACACCTACACCAACTCCAACACCTACACCTACACCTACTCCAGTGCAACCTGGTATTCCAAATATTATAAATCAAAATGTAGGTCGTGAAGATGATAGAGTAGGTGGTGGTGGCGCTTTTGGTAATTTAGATATTAGTGATGTAAAAACTTTTGAAAAAGATGTTTACAATGCAAAGACAGGAATGTTTGAACAACAAACTGTAACTGGTTATAAAAATCCAAAGCTGGGTAACTATCAAACATTTGATGGTAAAAATATTAACCACGCAGGAATAAATTTTAAAGGTATTACTGGAGTCGTAGCAGAAGCTTTAGGATTTGGTCCTAAAAAAGATGACAAAGGTTAT